TTTTGCGCGATTGTATTGCAGGCATACCGGACAGGTGATTTTTCAATGGTAATAACCGAGATTGAAAGCCGCAAGGCAAAAGTAACGGAATATATCATCCGGCACAGAATAGCGGTACAGCCGGAACGCGTACGGGAAGTTTGGGAAGCCGTCTTAGACGTAGCCCTAAACTGCATCATAGAGAAGCGCACCTACATAGTAAACCTTACGGGCTACCTGAACAGCATAGCACGCTCCTATGCAGCCCAAAAGAAGAAATTAGAGAAAATAACCGTAAGTCTTGACGCGGGATTTTATTCACTTCAAAAATATCAGTAATATGAGCAAAAAAGCAATCATCAAACGTCTAAGCCTTGTAAATTTCAAAGGCTTGCGCAACGTCGTTATAGACTTTAACGACACAGTTACAACCATAAGCGGACGGAACGGCACGGGAAAGACTACCATAATGGACGCTTTTACATGGCTTCTTTGGGGCAAAGACAGTGAAGGTAACGTAGATAGTAAGTTCGGAATTAAGACCAACGACGCAGAAGGTAACTTTATTCCCGACCTTGAACACGAGGTAGCCGGAACGTTGGAAATAATAGATACCGAAACGGGAAGTGTTGAAACCGTAGAACTCCGTCGCGTATTGGTTGAAGAATGGAAAACAGAGAAGGGAAAGACGGAAAGGAAGTTAAAGGGACATCATACCGACTACTTCTATAATGGAGTACCATTAAAAACAAAAGGCGAATACGACGAACGTATAAACGAAATTATACCCGAAGCTGTTTTCAAGATGATTACCAACCCCTACTATTTCCTTTCCCTTCATTGGACGGCACAACGCGAAATGCTTTTGCAGATAGCCGGGAGCGTAAGCTACGAAGACATAGCGAAGGGCGATACCGCCTTTGCCGCATTGATAGAACGGCTTAGCGGGAAAACGGTAGAAGACTATAAGCGCGAGATTTCAGCGCAAAAGGAGAAGATAACGAAGGAATTGGAAAAGATACCTACGCGTATTGACGAAATAACGCGTGCTACCCCGCTTACACCGGACTATGCCGCCCTTAACACCAAAAAGGAGCAACTTACAAAAGAATTGAACGACATAGACGAAGCCGCCGCATCAGCAGCAGAAGCCAACCGTATCGCCTATGAAGCTGCCGCTAAGGTACAAACCGCCATAAATGACAAACGTAGCAGCCAGCACGCATTAGTATTTAAGGCAAAGGAAACGGCAAGGAACGAAGCGTTCAAGAAGAACGAAACTTACAATAATGCCGACCGTAAGTTACAGCAGGTTATAAACGACGAACGCAGCGAAGCCAGCCGCTACCGTAGTGAATACGACCGTTTGACGAACGAGAAGAAACGGACGCAAAGCACAATAGAAGGCTACAAACAAATGCAGAACGAACTACGCGAAAGATGGTACAAAGTAAACGCCGAAGAATTTACCGCTACGGAAAGTCTTGTTTGCCCGTTGTTTAAGCACGCTTGCGCCGACCCGGTAGCATTAGCAAAATATAACACCGACCGGGAAGCCGCTCGCGAAAAATTCTATGCAGACCGGGAAGAACGCCTTAACAAGATTAACACGGACGGTCAGCGGTTAAACGAAATGATAACATCGCAGGAAGAAGAAGCCAACCGGATAGACAAAGCGTTAGCCGAATTGGAAACCAGCCACACTACCGCCGTAGCAAAGGCGAAAGAAGACCGCGAAGCGTTGCAAAAGGTTTTGAATGACAATCCCCGCGTAAATACCGAACCGGATATTAACGGAGAAGACCTCCCGGAATGGGTTGCGCTTGAAAAAGAAATAAAGGAACTTTCCGAACAGCTTCCAGCCTTCAACGCGGAAGACGCGGCAAGCAGAACAGAGATACGCCAACGGAAAGCCAACCTTACCGCCCGGCTTGATGAAGTAAAGCGTAAGCTAAACCTTCGCACCATTATAGAAGCCAACGAAAAGCGCATAGCCGAACTAAACGGGGAAGCCGCAAAATTGGCGCAGGAACGCGCCGAAATACAAGGCTGCGAAATAGTAATAGCCGACTTGATAAAAGCCCGTATGACGGAAGTGGAACGCCGCGTAAACGGATTGTTTAGCCGGGTTCAGTTCAAGATGTACAAAACGCTCGTAAACGGCGAAAAAGAACCGGATTGCATTTGCCTTATTGACGGGGTAAAATACGCGGATAAGAACCAAGCCGGGAAAGTTAATGCCGGGCTTGATATAATAAACACCCTTTGCACGTTCCACAACGTTAGCGCGCCTATTTTCGTGGATAACGCAGAAAGTATTAACGAGTTTATCCCGGTTGTTAGCCAGCTTGTAAAGTTGGTAGTAACTACCGAAGACTTCAAAGTAGAATAACATTATTATTAACTTTTTTAAATAACAACTTTATGAATACAGAAAAGAAAATCGCGTCTTACGAGGACGCTTGTAGAGTTTTGAACATTCAACCGATTAACGAAGAAGTATTTAACATTTTCCCGAAGGAAGACCAAAGAAGCATGTTAGCCTACCACAAGCTGACAGTAATAACCCGCGCACTTAATAACGGTTGGAAGCCGAATTGGGACGACCAAAACGAATGGAAGTATTACCCGCTATTCCGTTATGTAAATGCCGGGCTTTCGTGCGCGGTTGCGCTTCACGCGGCTACG